TCCAGCCAATACAATAGACTCTGTGGGTGTGCCTGAAATCGAGTCCAGAGTCACCATTATAGAGTATAGTTGTACTGCCTGTTTATTTCCAATCCCTATCACCTTTGAAAGTGTAGTGGAATTATTAGAGAGAGTATCACCAGCATCCAGAACAACATTGAAATGGGTTCCATTGCGTGATACATTAGCATCCTGCGCCATCATCTGACTTGCAAAAACCAGAGAGGCAAATACGAAAAGAATTTTGATTGCTTTCATGGTCTATGCGTTAATGTTTGCGATACGTTCGGTAATGTTTGTAACCTTATACAATGCCCTTGTGTCAAGGGTTTTTCTCAGAAGGTTCCCAGCCTTACGGCCTTTCAATGTGATCAGATCCTTTTTGAAGTTGTCCGCATTAAGTCCAAATTCCAACTCAATGTTATCAACATCATAGGCAGTGACATGCCTACCGTCACCGATCAGCATGGTATTGGCTGTGATCAAGCTCGACTCAGCAATCTTCATTGTCCTCACCTGAGTCATCCCATCGTTAACAAACGGAACTTTCAGATAATTAGAGTTAGCATCTTTCAGGTGCCTGATTGAATCAAGATCATCAGGATTCAGAATCACAAAATCAGCCTTATATTTCGACTTATAACCATTCGATATATAAGTAGAAACCTTACTGATCAAGTCTGCCAGGTTAGCATCGTCCACTTTTCCGAGTGTACCGGCAATAGTAGACGTGAAATCTGTTGCATAGGAGTTGTCACCTGTCAGGAGTTGGTTCTCCCATTCAAGCATCATGTTCAAGTTGATGAAGTTCTCAACTTCAGGAACCAGTTCAGGCATATAACGCATTGTCTCCCATGTCAGCGGAATTGAATCAAGGATCTTCTCCATTGTAATATTCCTACGGGTCCATGCGATAGCGGACTCAGGAGCTTCGGCGGCCTCATCTCTGGTTGCTGCATTTCGGGTGGTGGTGGTCTGGTCGGTATAGTACACGGTACCATGATTACCATCATTTGGCAATGTCACCCTTCTAAAAAGGTTAATTATTGACATATCCCTATGGCCGGGAAGATTAAACCCTGGAATATTAACTCCCTGATTGTCGCCTGAAATTGAATCAGAAGTGACATTAGTTTTCAACTCAAAGCTGAAGCCCTTTGTTTCCTTCTTTGTAAACGCTTCAATATCATCCTTGAATGCTTCCATCTGCTCACCAATTGATTTTGGCTTGTTGCCTTCACTCAACTTCTGAGCTTTCTTGACCTCGACTAAAACCTCTTCGATCTTAGTGTCGATCATCTCATTCACCCCTGTGATGTCCTCGGACTTCGCAAAGGCTTCGAGTTCTGTTTTCAGTTGGTCTTCAGTCAGGAGTCCGGCACGCATCTCGTCAGCTTTCGCACTGAACATTTCAGCCACTTCCAACTCTTTAAATTGTTTCTCGTCCATTTTGTTTGGATTTTAAATATGAATATTATTGATAGCTGAACTCAGATCGAAAGTGGATTTTGGGGACGGCTTTCTGGAAGTGTCCTTTAGATCCGGCTCTGGATTATAAAGCTCATATATCATTTGATTTATTTGCTTTTCTTGTAATAGCATTGTTTCCTTATCACCCCCGGATCGCATTGCAGTGTGCAGAGCATCCAGTTTAGTAATCAGGTTATTATATTGAACATTCTTATTATCTGATTTGACTCCCAAGAAGGGGGTTAGGCGGTTTGCTCCGAACCCATCGAGAGAGGAGTATTCAAACAGTTTTATCTCAGATACGGCCCACATGAACCCGGCTTTGATTGCGTCATCCGGGTTAATCAATTTGGCTAACAGTTCATCCCATGCCTCAGAGTCAGGCTCCACGGGTGTCAAGGTAACGTAATTGAATCCTATCGAGTGCTGATCTATTAACCCCTCATTGTATTTAATCAATGTTTGTTCACCGTCTGTCGTTTCACTCATCCATGAATTGCCGTGCAGAACTTCCATACCATTGACAGTAGTCTCTTCGATCATATCAGGCCGGGCAACTCCTTTGCTAAGATCATGGTTAGATAGATGCTTGATCTTACCGGGCATGGATGATTTAGGCCCACGCTCTGTGATACTCTTAGCGCAACAGCCTGACAGGAGATTGACAGCGTAGGGCATGGATAGAAAATCTTTTTTACCTAGTTGTATCATGGTAGGAATTTTTTAAATGTCTCTTTTGCTTCAGCATCTTCAATCAGACCAGACTCTTTAGCTTTCGATAATCCAGTGGCAGCCCAGTTCAGCGACTTGCTTGCACGCTCTTTATCTATCTGAAGGACTGCAATATGTGACCAGTCAGATTTTAAAACAGTATCCAATCCCATCCAATCAGACAGTCCTAGCAACCATTCGTTAGCTTCAGGTATAACAGCCTCATTATACAATTGAATGAGTGCTTTCTGTTTGTTCTCATAGGTCGAGTCTGTTTGAAGTATCTCAGGAGGAAATGAATAAGCATTTGCAATAGTCCTGAAATCAGAATCCACCTCTTCGAACAGTTTCAGCTTACCAATATCAATAGCCATTGACTGCCATTTCAGAGCAGCGTTCGTTAAGATGATTTGATTTTTATGCTTGGATAGACCATATCCACCCTTGTAACCCTCCTGTAATTGCTTCTTATCTTCAACCGCTATGTCAGCAGTTCCGTCTGCATCGGTGGTTTCATTCGACAGGATACCTAAAGCAGAGTTATAGATTATGACCCCACGGGCCTCATATGCGTTTTTGATATTCTCACAAGCCTGGGTAAGGGGTCTGATCTTACTGTCCCCTAATAGGATTTTATTATCTGTGAATTGTACCTGGTTATCATTGAAGTGGATCACTTCATCAGGCTGATAAATTATTTTCTGCCCCTTATACCAAAACTTGTATTCTTTGATCAGCTCCTCCACTTTGGTCATGTTAAACGGAATCGACTGATTAGATACCGGGATTATCTCAGCATTCATGGCGGGGAGGTTCCATAAGGCTAGTGTCTTTGTCCTGTCATCTCCATATACCGGATGTATGAACTCATTGCCAAAAATAGACCGCAGGATATAATACTGTGACGCGAACTCTTTGAAGTTCTGTAATGGGTTTGGTTTGTTGAGAAGCCCTATCTGTGGTATTTTCTTCTCATTTCCTTCTGAATCTTCAGATATGACGTGCATCCCTGAGAATACCCGAGCCTTGTAATTGATGATTGCCTGAAGCTCAGGAACGGTGAGATAAAGAGTTAAGAACTTCTTTTGGTTAGCACTCATACCATCAGAGAGGAATGCACTCATCAACTCTAACGGGATAAATGTAGGGCTGAACTCTGTATCTTGGCTTTTCTTTGACTTCCGGCCGAAAGGAAATAATGCCATTATATTTTATAAAGTCAATTGTTTATAATGGGATTTAATAAACTTAGATCATTATATTCATTCATTATAAAGGAATTGAGCATAAAAAAACCCGCCTATTTCTAAGCGGGTAGGTATTGGTGACTGGGATTATTCATTTCTCTAACCATCCTAATATGCAGACCGCTATAAAGGCCAATGCCGTAAAGGGCCTTTCAATTGTAATCCCATCTACAAATGATGTTTTACCTACGAACGCGGCTCCCGCTAGGATTATGAGTAAAATGCTAATGATTGCTAATGTTTTCATCTTTTATTTTTTAAAGTCCATCCACTTCCGATATGCCGTTATTTGATCGTCATATGTATCTGGATCGCATGGGGATTCATCAATATATTTTTCTGCAAGCTCACATCGCCTTTTCCAATATTCCCCATCATGTCTCATCCATGTAAAACAATCTCTAAAGCCTACTCTAAATGCTTTGTGAGCTATACTATTTGACGGTGCTCTACTAATAGCTTCCGCTATCATTTCATCATTTCTTTTTAACTTTTTCATAATCTCAAGTTTTAATTACTCCATCCCCTCCGAGATAGATTTCTTCATCACTTTGATGTTGACCTTCAGATAACGGAAACTGATCGTATTACCGACAGCCTGTTTCCGGCACGTTATAACCAATTGATCCAACATATAATTGAAATCCTTGACAAACGCTTCAGGCAGCTTAGAGTCTTTGAGCTTTGAGTTATCAATGACAAACTTCAATATACCCATTGAAATAACTTCATCTCTCCAGTCTGATGTCATGCCTCGACACGTTTTGTAAATCTT